GATTACGTCTGGACAGAACATCCGATCACTAACGTCTGGAGATCCCGTGCAAAATTCCCAGGTGAATGAAGATGACCTCTACGAATTGATGGATATGGCGGACGAGAAGTGGGAGAGGGAGTGTCAAACTACCCTTGGGCAGAAAAAACGCCGCCACGAGCCCGCAAACGGCCCAAAAAGGCCATTGCTGGAGCATGAAGTACAGCGAAACATTGCCTCCGAGCTCGAAAAGGACGGTTTTATGGTCATTCGCATCAACTCCAGCACTCAGATTGCCGAGTCTGGCACGCGCCTGTCGTCATATCGGGTGGTGAACATCAACGCCACGGCAGGTCATGCCGATCTGGTGGTCTATCGCAATGGCAAAGCATGGATGCTCGAGGTCAAGCGGGACAAGCGAGGTAAGCAGTCCGAGAGTCAGGTGCGGTTTGCCTCCTGCTGCAAGCGGTACGGTGTCCCCTATGCCGTAGTCACCTGCGCCGATGATGCGCGGTACTTTATCAACCTCAATTCCTAATCCCATGAACAAAGTCTACAAGCAAGTGATGACAGAGGCCGCCGAGCAGTGTGGCGCAACATTCGAGCAAGCGTGCGAGGCCGGCCGCCCGGCCGGTGCTGTCATGGCCCGCCGCATTGCCTGGTGGATCCTGCACAACGACTACGGGTGGGCAGAGAAGACCATCGCCGCCAATGCTGGCAAGTGGCGTCTGGCTACCGTGCACCGCGGAATTGAGATCATCGACGAGGAGCCAGCATCATCGATTACAGGCAGGACGATTGAGCGGGTACGTGCTAACATATCATGATTGGGTTTTGTGGTGTGTGTAGGTTTGTTTATGCCTGCTGGCCGTCCTACCAAATGGAACCCCGAAACAATGCTACCCATCCTTGAGCGATGTGCCGAGGAGGGTATGTTTCGTTATGAGGTGGCTCGTGCACTTGGTATTACTCATGAGACTCTTCTGCAATGGGAGAAGCAAGGCGAGACTGACCCTGACTTCGCTCCATTTTCTGAAGCCATAAAAAAGGTGGACAATGCCGCTATTGCCATCCTCGAAGAGTACGCCCGTAAGACTGCCACAGGCCAGACCGAGGCCGTCAATCCGTCTATCCTCATCTTCACACTCAAGAACAAGAACGGCTGGCGGGATCGCCAAGAAGTCGAGCAGACTGTTAAGGGTGACGCCTCCATTACTGTGAACCTGGGCGGTGCTCGCTCTGCTGGCGAGCTCGATGGGCGCGACGCTTAACTTCGAGCTGCACCCAGAGCAAGAGCGCATCTGGAATCACCGACGCCGTTTCAACGTCGTCAATTGCGGCCGACGCTTTGGCAAGACCATCTTAGCCGAAGCAGTGCTTGCCGAGAACATCACGACCGGCGACCCTGCGGCGTACTTCGCCCCTACCTACAAGATGTTGATGGAGGTCTGGCGCACGGTCAAGCGAGACCTGCAGGCCGTCATCAAAGAAACCAATGAGAGCGAGAAGCGAATCACCTACATCAATGGTGGGCAGCTTGATTTCTGGTCGCTAGACAACTTCGACGCTGTGCGAGGCCGTAAGTATCGACGCGTGGTGATCGACGAAGCCGCTATGGTTCCCAATCTCGAGGAAGCATGGACAATGGCCATACGTCCAACGCTTGCCGACTTCAAGGGGGACGCATGGTTTTTCTCGACACCGAAGGGCCGTAACTACTTCTATCAGCTGGCACAGCGTGCGCAGACTGACGAGACGTGGAGTTACTGGCAGATGCCGACTGACTCCAATCCCTTCATAGCCCGTGATGAGATCGACGCGGCCCGTGCTGAGCTGCCGTCGATCGTATTTCAGCAGGAGTTTCTTGCTGAGTTCATCGACGTGCAGGGGGCTCTGGTCAAGCGCGAAATGCTGACGTATGTCAACAGTAGCGAATTGCCGTCAGACCTGCGCATCGGCATGGGTGTCGACCTTGCCATAAGCCAGAAGGAGACGGCCGATTACAGCTCCATCGTTGTTGTCGGTTATCACAAGGACTCGGGCCGTCGGTACGTGCTCGACGTCTGGCGTGGCCGTGTGGGGTTTCATGACGTGGTTGGTACGATACAGGCATATGCCAGCAAGTGGAAGCCCAGCCGCATCAACATCGAGGCCGTGCAGTATCAGGTCGCTGTGGTGCAGGAACTATTGCGCAAGACCTCACTGCCCGTGCGAGCCATCAAGCCAGACCGTGACAAGGTTAGCCGTTTCCACGGTGTGCTGGCCCGTTATGAGCAACTGCTGTTCACTCACGTCCGAGGCATCGACCCTGCCTTCGAGCATGAGCTACTTTCCTTCCCTACGTCTGACCATGACGACATGGTGGACGCTCTTGTCTACGCCGACCAAGCCGCTGTGAAGAGCATGGCCGCTGGTGCGGTGATTATCTAACCATCAGAACAACCTATGAGCATCATTACCCGCATCAAACAGTTTATATCGCCCACGGGCGAGCAGGCCGTCAACGACCTGCCGTCGATCGTGGGTGACATCTGGAGTAAGCACTCCTTCACACCCGTCACCAACTGGAACGCGGCCTACACCATGTGGAAGGCCAACCCGATTGCACAGGGGTGCACACTAGCGTATTCACTCATGATGCCGGAGGCCCAGCTTGGCGTCATCACCCCGAACGGCTACGACTACGAGCAGCCGGTGGTGGAGCTCCTGACGCGCGATCAATGGCGCGTGAGCATGGCAGAGATCATGACCATCTTGTGCATTGGTGGCAACGCCTACGGCTACAAGCTGCGCAACTCGCAGGGCGCTGTTATCGGCATCAGGTGGTACTCAGACAAGCGCTTTGCGCCTGTCAACAACGGGTGGGGCGACGTGGACTTCTACTTCTACTATGACGGGATGCAGAGCTACCGCGTGCCGAAGGAAGACGTTGTGCACCTCGTCGGCTTTTGGTACGACCCAGAGAAGCCGCTGGGTGGTGGCTCGCCTGTGGACCTTGCAAGCCAGTCCATCGAGGGTTTCAACGAGGCTAGTTCGACGGTGTATAACATCCACAAGAACGACGCCATGCCAAAGACGGTCGTGGTCTACGACGAAGAGCTGACGCCTGATCAGATCGCCGCTGCTGAACGTACCTTCAAGCGCAAGTATGGGGGCGAGCGCCGCGGTGCTGTTGGCCACATGTGGGGTGTGAAGGACATCAAGCGCCTTGCACTCGATTGGGCCGAGATGGGGCTGTCGGATACCTTCGGTCAATATGAGACCCGCATCTGCGGCGTGTACCGCGTTCACCCAATTATCGCATTCACCCATGCTGGCCTTGCCACGTCGACCTACTCCAATTTCGAGCAGGCAAGTAAGGACTTCACGACAATGAGCCGCGTGCCCTTCTGGAATATGCTGGCCGAACAGCTGAACGCTCAGCTTGCCATCCCAGACTTCGGCGTGCAGCTCGGCTTCGACCTGAGCACGGTGCAGGCCTTGGCAGGTCAGGCGATTGCTAGCGAGGCGATCAGCATCGAGGATGAGGACATCAGCGACGACAGCCCCGATAATGGGGACGTGCAGACGTTGTCACTGGAAGGAGGTGCGGCCTCGAAGGCTGCGCCCTTTCCCGGATTATTACCTCCTGCCATAAAGGCTTACGAAGAGATCGACTTCACGCCACCACAAGGCGTGCGTGATGAAGCCAAGAAGGGCCTCGACTGGCGTGCCGAATATGGCAGGGGTGGCACTGCCGTCGGTGTGGCTCGTGCTCGTGACCTGTCAAACGGTCGCACGATCAGCCCTGACACGGCAAGGCGCATGAATAGTTACTTCGCACGCCATGAGGTCGACAAGCAGGGCGAAGGCTGGCGACCAGGTGAGGACGGTTTCCCGTCGGCAGGTCGTATCGCATGGGCTCTCTGGGGTGGCGACCCTGGGCAGGTGTGGAGCGCAAAGCTGGTCGGACAGATGGATGCCGAAGACGAGCGCGAGGGACGGGGCGTCAAAGTGCAGAATGCCGACAGAGCCGTAATCGTTGACATCGACGGCACGCTGGTGACCGACACCGGCAACCCCAAGCAGAACGTTATTGACCACATCAATGGCAAGCATGCAAGCTACGTCGTGCACATCGTCACCGGCCGCACCGACGACAGGCGTGCCGAAACTGAGCGCCTGCTGGAGTCGATAGGCGTGCTCTATGACGAGCTCCATCTGAACGACACCACGGCCCCAACGATCCGCTGGAAGGAGTACAAGGCAGGTCTTATCCTCGAAGAGACGCCAGTGTCGGAGGCCATAGACAACGACGCAGACGTGCGCGAGATGTACCGCAGACTGGGCATACGTGCCATTAGCCCTTCAGACATTCCGCAGAGCCGTGCCGAGCTCATGACCGATGTGAAGACATGGCTTCAGTCACCAGACCCCGAGGTGCGCATTAAGGCATTGGACACGGTGCTAGCAGATGTCGAGCGCAAGCTGGCCCGTGCATGGAGCAAGGAGCTGACCAACCTACAGAAGGCCGTGGTTGGGGCGAAGACCCTGACGAAGGCCGAGGATTTCAATGAGGACATCTGGCGGCAAAGGTTCGTCGATGCTACCGAAGTCGAGCGTTCGGAGCTGGTGACATTAATTCTGACCTTGGCAGCAGCAGAGGTCGATTATGACGGTGAACCAGGGGAATTTGGGAAGGCCAGAGACGAGGGCATCCGTGAGAGTGCGAGCAAGATCAGCGATTCGGTGGGCACGATCAAGTCAGAACTGACGGAGATCCTTGTGCAAAATCAGGGCCTGCCGAACAAGGAACTCACGGCCCTGCTTGAGTCGTATTTCGATAACCTCAAAGCTCCATTACGTCCAGGCATGAAGCAAAGCCGTGCCGATGTCATAGCCCGCACGACCGGCACAGCTACGACAGGCGTAGTGCAGAAGGATGTCTGGAAGGCCATCGGTGGCATCAGACGTGAGTGGACGGCCCTGTCAGGGGCACGGGATGCACACGCCAAGGCATCAGGTGAGAAGGAAAACGAGCAGGGCTTATTTGTCGTAGGTGGCGAGACTACGCCATACCCTGCGGGCCCTGGACTCTCACCGAAGAACTCCGTGAATTGCCGATGCTTCGCTCGTGCTGTGCGTGTGACCTAACATATCACGTTTGTCTATTGACGATTGCCGAACTTTGCCCTATACGAAATAGGGGGAACCTATGCAAATCGAAAGAAAATCTTTTTCCACAGACTTGAAGGCACTGGCCGAGGACGGTATCGTCGAGGCGATTGTGAGTGTTTTCAACAACGTGGACAGCTACGGCGATCGGGTCAAGTTTGGCTTTTTCGCCGATAGCCTTGCCTACAAGATGCCGAAGGGAGTCTGGCAACACGACTGGAACACGCCAGTAGCCAAAACCCTTGAGGCCAAGGAGCTTCTCCCAGGTGACCCGATACTGCCCCTGCAGTTACGGGATTTGGGCGGGCTCTATATCAAGGGACAGTTTAACCTTGAAACGCAAGCAGGTCGTGAGACCTTCTCAAACATCAAGCACGGTATCATCGACGAGTTCAGCATCGGTTACAGCGTGGTGGAGGAGAGCTTCTCCACGGACGGTGCTCGCGAACTTGTCAAGGGACGACTCTACGAGTGGAGTCCAGTCTTGTTTGGTGCAAACCCGATGACGGCAGTGATCAGCGC